AACCTTTGATATCTTAATCGCTACTTCTGTGAGAGCTGATGTCAAAAGCTTAAAGCTTCCTTTGAGTGTATTGATCTGCATTTCAGCCATTTCACCAGCAGCAGCAGTTCCTGTGATTGTTCCTTGATATTCCAGAAGCTTATCAGCTCCAGCTCCAATCAGAGAAACCATAGCTGGACCCGCTCGCTGTCCAAAGATTGAAAAGATATCTCCAGTAGTCGCTCCGCTCTCTCCTAATGTCTTTACAATTTCAGCTAGACTGTGAGTCTCAGGATTGAGATCCGACATTGCTACTCCGCATCCTTCCACTGCTTTTGTAGTGGAAGCATTTGCTTCAGCGAGTCTCCCCATAATTCCTTTAAGAGCTGTTCCAGCCATCGAAGCATCGAGTCCTGCATTGTACATGACCATGAGAGCTGCTCCTGTTTCCTCCACTCCTTTTCCTAAGCTCTTCATAACTGGACCCGCATACGCCATCGATGTCGAGAGTTTCTCCATAGTAGCTTGAGAATTTGCGATAGCTGCAGCAAAAACATTCGAGACTCTTCCTGCAGAATCAGAAGTGAGTCCAAATTGATTCAAAGCTGATACGACTGTATTCGTAGTGAAAGCAAGATCCGATTGAGTAGCTGCTGCGAGATCCAGAGTAGGTTTTAAAGCTTTCGACATATCAGCAGCTTTCCATCCTGCACTTGCCATATAATACATAGCATCAGCAGCTTCCTTAGCGGAGAAGACAGTCGTTGCGCCCATCTTGCGTGCAGTCTCCTCCATTTCCTTCATTTCGTCTGCTGTAGCTCCTGAGACAGAAGCAGCGTTCATCATAGCTTGCTCGAAATCCGCTCCTACTTTGAGAGCAATAGCGCCCATTGCTATGAGTGGAGCTGATACTCTAGTACTGAGAGTCTTTCCTATGTTTTTGAATCCAGCTCCAGCAGTCTTCATGGATCTTCCTACTCTATTCAGACTTGCATCTACTTCAGAAATGTCCGCTCCGATTCTTACTAAAAGTGATTTTATGATCATTTTATAATCTCTCTTTTAATATTCCTTAAAGCTTTCTCCTTCTCTTTTTCTTTGCTAGCAAAAATCTTTTTATGTAAATGTTGATGCTCCTTTTTCAGAGCTTCATATCCTTTCCTATCCTCTCTTCTTTTTTCTGCACTTACGACTTTTAATCCTAGAAGCTGCTTTGGAGAGATCCTGCGTTTTAGAGTTCCTAATCCTAGTCCGCATACATTGACGATCCATGCAGTGAGAGTAGCTGATCTATGCCAGTATTCGTCATCTCTGAGATGATATCCTGTGAGTTTCTCATAGTATTCACGTGGAGTAAGATCCCAAAATTCTTCTTCATTTTTTATTCCTAGAAATCCGTATGCTATTTCTCTTGCTTCGCTCCAGTTCCATTCATGCTCAGTGTCGAAGCCTTTTTTTTTAGAGCGTCAAGTTCAGGAGTGGAGACTCCAAATCCTTTTGCAATCAAATCGACTACATCCATAAAGGAATAATCAGAAGCATCGAGCAGTTCATAGACTTGTTCATGCTTAAGATCTTTTTCTTCATGGATTAGCCCCGCCCAAATCAGAGTTATGACATCATCAACTTTTAATTTATTAGTATCATTTAAAACTTGATCCAGTTGTCCAAAAGGAACATCAAACTTTTCTTCAAGAAGCTTAATAGCTCTGAAGCTGTACTTCAGAATTCGCTCCTTGTCCAGATGGATTTTGATTGCGAGAGGTTTTACTTTCTCTCCTTTTTTTAATTTTTCATCGCTCATTATATCTCCTCCAGAGAGTAAGAAGTATTAAGCTTCTCTCTCTCTGTTTAATCATCAAATTAACTAGCAGTGGACTGTAAAGCTCCAGTTCCTTGAAGAGTTCCAGTAGCTGTAGATTCCGCAGAGTAGGGTCCAGTGAAAGAGTATGATGTGAGAAAACAAGTTCCGCTATAAGTGTTTGATGCTGGAGTGGTTAGGATGATCGCTATAGTAGTCTGATTGATCCATGCGTCTTCTAGTACTTGTTCTGCTGAATCGTCTTCCAGGAAGAGTCCATCGAAGTCTATAGTCCATCCTCTTAATCCAGCGAGATACTCATACCACATAGCAGAGTCACGTGATGTCTTGTCTATAGTCTCCATGCTCCAGTTCATTGTCACATTTCTCTGTCCTCCGAGAATGTCTGGAACTCCTCCGAGTGAAAGCGTGAAGTTAATTCCTGATACTGCAGGGCTCATTTTTGCCTCCTATTAATTTGGCTGAATTAAATAATTCAGCTCTATGATTCCATGATATGAAATTGAATCCTCTCCTTCTTCTTCTAAGATCCTCATTCCATCAATGCGCTGAAGGATCACTCTGAATCCAGTAGGAGAGATATATCCTAATGTAGTATCCGTCATAGCTAATAGGATAGCTTTGACGATATCTTTGCACTCCTTCTTTCCTGATTTGAATTTATTATCACAAAATATTTCTATCCATTGAGTATGATCAGATCCAGAAATATCTCTTGCTCCAAAATCATCAGTGGAGCTGAATCCTGTTTTTATATAAGGACAACCTTGATCTTCTGGAACTTCATCGAAGATTGAATCCTTCCATGTTGCCATAGCGGAGTGAGCTTTCAATCTATCGTAGATCGCTTTCTGCAGCTCGAAGTCTGGACTCTGGAACTGTGGACGCATTGCACTCATTATATTGCGCTCCTGCTGCTCTCATCCTCTTTCAGGAAATTCATATCGATTGCTTTGCAGTCTTTCCAGTATTTATAATCAGGATCAGGAGTCTTCCAGTCCTCTCCATATCGCTCCAGGAGATATTTTTCTGGAGGATTAGGAACATAACATCTCTTTCCTACGAAGGAGATCTCCTTGAGATTATTAAAGAGCTCTTTTGAGAACACGTGCGGAATAAGTATCATGTTTTCTCCCCAACGTCCTTTCTCATCAGCTCCAAATAAGCCAGTCCAGCATTTATCTTTTCTCTCAAAATAGAAAAATAGATCTATTTTTATTCCATTAAGAGTGAAGCTTAATTCAGTTCTCATTCCTTCATGTGACCATTCTTTATAGAGCTGGAATCCTGCTGCTAGAAAATCTCTTATAAATATATTCCAGAGCTCAAGATGCTTTTCTGGAAGTCCGAGATCTAGATCTCTATCATTCTCTATAAAATCATTTTCTCTTACTGCTCCTAAGCATGTTCCTGCATCGAGCCACCATTTACAATTGTAGCGCTCAAGGATCTCTATCGCTGCTCTTAATACTTCTCTCATCGCTCCGCTCTCTTATTCCAGAATTCCTGTTTTCTCTTTTGGAGAGTCTTCTCTTTTTCAGTCATCGGAGTAGGATTCCCTTCCTGATTTTTCCCTATTCTATAGTCCGCTTCAAGAGTTTTTTGTCCTGCTCTTTCTTCTTCCTTCTCCTCCAGGAAATTTATGTCCAGTGCATCTCCAGGAGTAAAAGAAGATCTGCAATGTTGTGTCTTCCATTTTTTTCCAAAGATGATCCATCCTATTCGTCTAGCTCTAAATTTGCTATATTCCTGAGAGCTTTCTTCACTCCTATGAAACATAGATACGGATGGAGTATAAGCTACTTTCCATGTGTGATCTCTAAGAACAGGATCTCCAGCTTTAAAGACAGGATTTCCATTCTTCATCTGATATTTAATTCCTAGAAAAAAATCTGAGTGTTCAAGAGCTGTCTTGAATTTAGTATCCCAGTTGTAGAGATCCCAAACTTCTTTCCTCATCATAAAAACATTTAAAATAATTCCGCAGTAAAAATATTTGATTCCATTCAGGATCTTCCAGTCTTGATTTTTATTTTGAATTAAATACAGAGTTTTATTTTTAACCCATATATCTGCTTCGTAGTGTTGATCCTGATATTCATTGCGCTTTAGAAGTCCTCCTGCGATTCCTACTTCAGGATTTGCTTCCAGTATCATTCTTAGCTTCTCTAATTTAGTTTCATTAGTAAAAATAATATCGTCTTCAACTACCATCACAAACTTGAATTTCTTTGATATCTCCTTCAGCGCTGCATTTCGTACTCCTGCTACTCCAAGATCAAAAGGAAGATCTAGATATACACAATTTAGCTCTTTGCAAAATTCCCTTTTTTCTTTAGTAGCGTTTCCATTGTCTCCTACATAAATATTAATATCAGGATAAAAAGTCCTTATTGATTTGATGCAACGGAATAGTAATTTATCTCTTAAAAAAGTTGTCACAAGAATAGCTGTATCATTCTCCATCTTTACTTTAAGCTCATAATCTTTAAGAACAATATCCGCAGCTCTCTCTTTCTGAGTTTTATAAACTTTATCCAGGAATAAATGATGAGGACTCACTGCTTCTCCAGTAGAGAGATCCACGACTTGAAGTCCTCCTACTTGATCTAATCGATGGACAGCGAATCTGATTCCAGTTTTCCTGTAAAATATATTCCAGCTCCTTATCTTCCTCTGCTTAGAAGCTCTCAGCTCATCATATTCGTCTCCAGTATAGATCTTATTATGCTTTGCCATGACTTTAGGAGTGTAGATAACTTTCCATTTTGAATTGAATTTCATACTCAAAAAGAAGTGAATATGCTCTTGAATTACTTTATAATCGACATCCCATTTGTTATCTCTCCAAGCTTGTTTCTTAATCATAAAAAAATTGAGACACAGATCCGTATAGAAGTAAGGAATTTTTTTGTAAGTTTTCCAATTGATCTTTTTGAAATCTTTTATTATGTATCGATCTTTTTTGAGCTCTAATTCATGTTCATAATGCCATTCACGATCCCCTTGTTTCAGGACTCCTGCTGCTATTCCTACTTCAGGAAACGCTTTAAGGAGTTCATACCATCGCTCTAGCTTTGTATCTCTAGTGAATACAAAATCATCATCACAGAGCACAGCATAATTCTCCTTCATAATTTTCATTCCGATATTGCGAGCGAGAGATAATCCTGAATCCCAGGGGATCTGTATTAGATCACATCCATAATTGAAAAGAAGTTTTTCTTTTTCATCATTTGATTTCCCTTGATCAACTACATAGATAGGAATCTCATCATAATATTTCCTTATTGAGTGGATTAAATTAAAGAGATGTTTATCTCTCTCAAAAGTTGTGATGAGGATTCCTACGTTTTTCATTGCTTATCCTTTTTCATCTGAGCAATTTCCTGATCCTTTAATTTAAAAAAGTGTTCCTGAGCAGAAACAGTGATATCTTTTCCACGCTGATTCCAGTTCAAACATACTTTCTGAAAGATCTCTGCTTTATCGTATTGCATCTCATTCTTTTTTAGATCTGCAGGAAAAGTTTCAGGAAGAGCTTTGTGATCAATTTCAAAATGATCAAAAAGAATTTTCCAAATCTTAGGATCATTAATGTCCTGGAAATTCAAATCAAAGATTTTATCGAATTTATCTTTCCATAGAAGAAAGCGCTCTCTCACTTCGTTGATTTGCCATAGGACTATTTCATAGAAGCTTAATCCTCTAGTGCAGCGAGTGATGTTATTTTGCCAGTGAGGATGTAAGAACCAATCTAGCTCATATTCTTTGCATTTCACAGCATAGCTCAAAAGAACTTCGAGAGGATTTCTATGGAGATAAATCACATAGAGTGGATGAAAATCCTTACGATAAACTATTTGCTGAACAAAAGCTTTTATAAATGTATGACTAGATTCAAAATATCTTCCTTCTGAATCTGAATTCTCTATGATCCGAGCTACTTTTGTCTGGAGTTCAAGTTTCGTTTTCTCCGTAATTCCTGCTTTATTATTTACTTCTCTCAGAGTCTGTCCTTTACAATTAGGATCTGCTTCATGGAAAGCCGGATAATCCGTATAATTCTTAAATATCTCAGTACAGAAAAGAGTTCCGCAGCGTCCAGTGCTAGCTACGAAAATCTTTGCCAT